CCTGTTACGTTCGCCTCTACTCAAGTTATCAAAGTCTAAATCCTGTCCTAACTGAGTAATTTCAGTAGATAAATCATTTTGAAACTGAACTTGATGTGGTAAGCCTAGTTTATCAAGATAGTATGTGAGCCTGTTGTTCAAGTACGCTAAGTTTTGATCTATAATCTTTTTACGAATGAACGAGTCTTTGTTTGTTAACAGTTTTAGCAAAAACTCTTGGTGTTCTTTGAGTAATGTAAGTTGATTAACTGGTTCCCAGTCAATGACTTGTAGTGCTGTTTCTGTTAAATCGTCAATCTGTGTTTGATAAGGATCTTCTTCTTGCTGTTTACTTATCAAAGTATTGCGTAAATTGTCTACATTGTTACGATGTTCGTATGCTTCTTTTGCATTTTCGTAAAAAGTAGTAGGCTTGCCGTTGATATCGCCTATTTCTTCTAATAACTGCATAGTTGTGCTCAGTTTACTTGAAACTTCGCCTTGATATGCAACTGCATCGTCAAGTTCTTGCACTTTTCGTGATTCAATCTCGGCTTTTTTGTCTGCATGTAGCTCTTGTCCACAGGTATAACATGTTGCATCTTTTAATTCTAAGATGTCTTTATTAACCTTTTCAACACTAGTAGTGGCACGCCGTAGTGCAGGTTCGAGTGTGCTTAACTCCTTCCTTAAAGAGGTTATTTTATTGTTGTGTTCAGTCCAGTTAGCTAGTTTTTCATGCGCATCAAGTTCAGCTTCAATGTCTAGTTTTTCTAATTCTTCGATGCCTGTTGCTAGTTTTCCTTGGTCTTGCCTACTTTTGCTTTGCCAAGCACGTTGTCTGCCTGCAAGTGTTTCAATACTCTGTTCAATCTTTTTATTTGCAGCTTCAATGGCATTAATCTTTAATGTTTCTTCTGTAATGGCATCTTTTGTTTGTTTTACTTTTTCTTTTAAGTTATCTGCCTTCTCAGTAAGTATGGTAATGCCTAACAACTGCTCAATAATAGCACGTTGATCGTTTGCTCGCATACTTAGGAAAGGTTCTGTGTAAGTATTGAGTGCAACCACATGTTTAAACATGTCGTGAGTCATATCAAGCAAACTATTAATATCTTCTTGTGTTTTACGGCTATCACCTTGTGATTCGTCGTGTAAATCGTCCTTCTGCTCGTGATTGTTTACGTAAAACTTGAGTACATTTGGAGATCTACCACGCTCAATACGGTATTGGTTAGCACCTATACTAAAGTTAAGAGTGACTAGCATGCCTTTACTGTTAGTTTTGTTGATCAAGTTGTTGCGTTTGATGTTTGTAAGAGCTGTACCATACAATGCATAGCTTAATGCATTAATGATAGTAGTCTTACCTGTACCATTACGTGATCCAGTGTCATCTCCGCCTTGGTCTAAGTTCTCTCCTAGTACAAGTGTTAGTTGTTCTTTGTTAAAGTCAACAGCCTGGGTAACATTACCCACACTCATAAAGTTTTTTACGGTTAAGTCTTGTATCTTAATCATGTTAGCTCGTTATATATGTCTAATAATAGTTTTTTGTTAAACTGTTCACTGTCGATTGCTTGTATCTCGTTGCTTACAATCTGATCCACACTCTCAAACTGTTCAATGTCAAGGTCGGTTGTAATATCTTCGATGTTTTTGTTTGGAATAAGTGTTATTTCTCTGCAACTATATGTTTCCATAAAGGTTTCTTTGATAAAAGTTGCTTCTTCGTAGCTGATATCAATGTCAAGTGTAACCCTGAGATACATGTTTGGCTTGATAAGAGTATCTTTCTCGTCGATCAGCTTTGATAGCTTGACTGTACGGTACTTAGGACACTCTGTCCAGTCGATGTACAATGGTTCTACATCATTTTCTTTGTCCAGTATCATCATACCACGTGCATCGTCCCACGCATCTGCGTAGTTGTGTGGAAAAGCATTACCAATGTAATGTACCTTTCCTTGTTTCTGACGCTTGTGGAAGTGTCCACTGAACACATACTCTTGATTCTTGAAGTGTTCAGCTTTTAGTTCTCCGTGGTCTGGCATCTGTACCATAGCGTTCATATAAAACGATGGGAGTTCGAAGTGACCAAATAAGTATTTTGCTTTTAACTTTTCGATCTTCTTCCACTCGTCGCCAACTAACCACGGAACCAGTGCAACATCGTCTTGGACCATCATTTGATCTATTACGGTAATGCCCGGTATGTGTCTTGCAAACTCAGTTGAACTGATATCACGCTTGTCTTTGTAGTACAAGTCGTGGTTACCAGCAAACATATAAAAGTTTTCAAAGGCAGCACCTAGTTTTTCTAGTAGTCTAATAGTTGTATCCATAGTTGTAAGGTTAAGACTGTTTCTATTATGGTGCCAGTCGCCACAAAACAAGCCAGTTTCACATCCGTGAGCCTTAGCTTGTTCGATATACCAGTCAATATAGTCCTCGCAGTCCTGATTGTGAACTCGAGAGTTGCCTTTCATACCTAAGTGTATGTCAGTAAACACTGCCGCTTTGTTAAACAAGAATATTCTCCATTTCCTGTATATTATAAACTAAAATTTCTAGAAGATCAACCTTTATTTTTTGGTAGCACCTTCTTCGCGCTTCACAGCAGCTTCCCATTCGCCGCTGTGCAGTCTAGTGTGTGAAGGATTCATGTCATTCATTTCTAAAATGTCATCACGTATGTTCTGCGCACGTTTTTCGATGTTGATTACACGTACAAACGAGTTAGTAACCACAGCAGTGTAGTATGCAAAGGGATTATTTGACTTTGATTCGTCAAACTGTAGTCCAATCTGCGATAGTTGGAGGATTGCTTGACCTTTCATCTCGTCGTTATAGGTGTATCCACGCACATTGCCTCTTGTAGCGTACCGATCAACAAGTTTTAACCACATCATAGCAAGTTTGTTGGTTGCCATGCCGTGCCCTTTGTTGAAATAACCATTTTCCATTCCACCTTCCCAGTGACTTTTACCTACACAAATAATATTGTCTTCGTCATCAAACTTATAATGTTGAAATGGAGGAAAGTTTAGTTTAGTTTTGTGATCTGCAACTGTTTTAGGATTCTTCTTACGTCCGGGTTCGTCTGGAACATGATCAAATGTCATAATACGGAAGATTAGTTCGTTTTTTTCAATCTTTCTATAGTCCACAGCAAACTCTGCCATCTTTACCTTTTTACCAGCTGCTTTTGCTGCTTCGTATGCACGAGATCCTTGCAGTTTTGCTTTATTTCTCTTTGCTTCTGCAATAGTTCTAATGTTAATTTTATCTACACTAGGTAAAATAATATCATAATCAGCATGTTCGGGTGCAATATAACTACAAAACGTAGCCTTACTTCGGTGTATCTCTAATAACATGTCTTTGTTGTTGAGATAGTTTACTTTTCTAGCCATTTATCGACTCCTTTATTATATTATAATATACATAGTTTATTTTGTCAACTAAATAGTATGTAGGAGTTTACAATGGCAAGAAAACCAAATCAATCAGTACCAAACACAGTTGGTACTAGAAATATTAACAACACATTCTTTGCAAACAGATCGAGTGTTGGAAAATCGATACGATCGAGATTATTACCACCAGGTGCTGAGCCGGATAGAGGTTCAGCAACAACTGCACGTTTTGCTCCAACCAACGATTCAGTTCCAGATTGGCGAGTTAAAATAAAAGTTCCTACATTATCTACTTATAGATACAGTCCTATACTAGCTCCTTTAGCACAAACAGATTGGTATGCTGTTTTTCCAGTTACGCCAACAATAAGTCTTGTAACAGTAGCAAACTACGATGAAATGTCTCCTACACATAGTAATTATCCTTTTCCTCAGTATGTTAATAGTAGGCATGAAGATATAAGCATCGTTGGAAGATTTCCAGTGCAGTCTGAACAAGACGGAATGTATTGGGTTGCTTGTGTTCATCTGTTTAGAAGTTTAACTAAGATGTTTTATGGCGAAAGTAGCGAAAAAGGATCTCCTCCGCCTGTTGTAAAACTAAGTGGATATGGAGATTATGTTTTAAATAATGTTCCTACTGTGGTTACACAGTTTACATTTGATTTAGCTGATGAAATTGATTATATTAAAGTAAACACAGGATCATTTGGAGAATATTCATCAACATATCAAATGGTTCCGACAATGAGTTCATTAAGTTTAACATTAAAACCAACATACAGCAGAAGCAAAGTGTCAAGTTTTAATATGGATCAGTTTATTAATGGTAATATAGCAAATAAAGGATTTATCTAATGGCAAACTACGGAAAAACTAGTCCTTATGGAAACACAAAACTTACAAGTACTGGAGAGTTAGGTATTTTCTCTATTAGACCTGTGCCAGCAGAAGATGATGATATTCTTTATACTATTGAACCTCAATATTCGCATCGTCCTGATTTACTAGCATACGATTTGTATAATACGCCAAAGTTATGGTGGGTTTTTGCTCAAAGAAACATGGATATAATAAAAGATCCTGTGTTTGACTTTGAAGCAGGCACTAAAATATTTTTACCTAAAAAATCTAAGTTAAAAACAGAGTTAGGAATCTAATGTCTATAGAAACAAACAGTCTACATCAGTTTTCTAGTTTCAATACTATATTTACAATGTCTTGTTTGACAAGAGATGAGATTGCTGTACCTAATGAAACCTATAGAGCATACGGTCCTCAAAATGTTATTCTTAGAAGCGGCGGCGGCGCCGGCGACAACAAAGTCACAACTGAATACGAAGATATTATTGGCGGCAAGCTAGAATATTTTATTGATAATGTTAATATCGAAGCATTATGTGTTCCAAACTCAAAATCACGTAGTACAAACGCTACATTTATAACTTTTACAGTTGAAGAACCATATAGTATGGGATTATTCTTACAAACTTGTCAAATAGCTGCAACTATGAGTGGATTTCAGAACTATGCTAACGCTCCATTTATGTTATCAATGGAGTTTATTGGATATGACGACGATGGAGATGTTATTGTTACAGAATCAGGATTAAATCTTCGTAGAGATGTTCCTATTAAACTAACAAACATAGAGTTTGAAGTAAACCAAGGTGGTACAACATATACAGTTGAAGCATTGCCATGGAATGAACAAGCATATCTTGATGATGCAACATCCAGTCCAGTTGATATAGCACTAACAGGCAATACTGTTGAAAAACTACTACAAAGTGGCGAACAAAGTTTAACAACTATTATTAATGGACATTATGAAGAACTTCGAAAAGCAAATCAAATAGCAGAAGCATCAGAAATAGTTATTACATTTCCAAAAGATATTGCGTCTTCTGGTAATCCTTCAAGAATACCGAATACAAGCGATGCAGGCGCTACTACTGCGTCTCGCAGCGGCGGAGGCGGCGGAGGCGGTGGCGGCAAAGGCGGAAAAATATTTGGTGCAGTAGCAGCTGGTGTTGTAGGAGGCGTTGTAGGCGGAGTACTTGGCGGCAACAGTTTAAAAGATAGTTTTAATGATGTATTAGGAGGAATAGCAGGCGGACTTGATAAAAGTCTTGGAGGGTTATTATCAAATTTTAAATCAGGAAACATACAAGGACTTTTTGAAAACATTAGTGGATTTTTAGGAGCGCAAGCACCGCAAAACTTTGAAGCATTCTTGAGTATGATTACAGGCCAGGTATTAACAAAAAGTAGTATCGGAGAAAAGTTATCATCAATAGCACAGGATCCTGCTAGTTTAAATAATCTTGGCTCTGCAAGAATTATTTCAGGAGCAGAAGAAAGCGGAACAGTGCCAATGCCTCAAACAGGGCAAGTTTATGACAAGAGAAATAAAGTTATGACTCGTGCTAAGAATACTGTCAGTAATGATGAAAGAGTTTTCAACTATGGTTCTGGAACATCGATACTAAAAATAATTGAAGATGTAATATTAACAAGCGATTGGGGCAAATCTATAAAAGAAAGAGCGCCTGATGAAAACGGAATGGTTCCGTGGTTTAGAATAGATGCAGAAAGTTACCTAAAACCAAATGCACAACAAGAAAATGTGTTTGGAGAAGATGCAAAAGTAAATCATTACAAAGTTGTAGAGTATAAAGTACATAGTAGTCACTTTCAAAACGCTGGAGCAGCAGGTGTAGACTACAACAGCCTAAGACAAAATGCAAAAAAAGAGTACAATTACATTTACAGTGGAGAAAATACTGATATTGTTAGGTTTGATATAAGCTTCAAAGCAGCATTTTTTCAGTTTATACAACCCGATAGTGGACAACTAAGTATTGATGCAAAAACTGGAGGAACACAGTTTAATCTTACTCAGACAAAGCCTTCTCAGTTAGGATTAAATATTCAACCTTCGGGAGCAAATAGCTCAACTGGGTTAGCTACACAAGGATTTGTAAACTCTAGTAGCACCCAAGGTGGCGGCGGAGCTGGTATTGATAATAGTAAAATAAGATGGGCACGTAAATTTCACGATCAAATACTAGGAAACGGTAGTGTTGACTTAGTTGAAGTTAAACTTGAAATATTTGGAGATCCTTATTTTATAGTTGACAGTGGTATGGGTAACTGGACCGACGAAGCTGGCGATTTAAACACTACTGCTGGAGGACAAGTTGATTATCAACGTAGTGAAGTTGATGTTATATTAAACTTTAGAACTCCAATAGATTACAATCCAGATACTGGAGGAATGATTTATCCAGAAGATACAGTTCCTGTATCTCAGTTTAATGGATTATATAGAGTAACTGCTATTGAAAACAAAATTCAACGAAATATGTTTACACAAGAGCTTACACTACTAAGAAGACGAGGACAACCCGAAGATACAAATACATCAGGAACTTCAGATCAAGCAAATAAAGTAAAAGATGCTAATAGAGCAAGTCAAGTAAACACAGGATTTAATAGTTAAATGCAAAACAACGGACCAATAAAAGCAGAACAAACAAGATCAGTTGATAGTGGTCAAAATGATTCAACACCAGGCACTTATTTGGCTAGAGTTATCAAACATGCTGATCCTTTATATCTTGGAGCATTAGAAGTTGAGCTTCTAAAAATAAGCGAAGCAGGCACAGCAGGCGAAACATTAGGACAAACTTCAATAGTCTACTATGCAAGTCCATTTTATGGAGTTACAGGAGCGCAGCATTTAGGAAAAAACGACACATATTCAAACACACAAAAAAGTTATGGGTTTTGGGCTATTCCTCCAGATCCTGGAACATTGGTGTTGTGTACATTTGTTGAAGGAAGTAGAGATTTTGGGTATTGGTTTGGATGTGTACCTGAAAGAGGTATGACATTTATGTTACCTGGTGGACAACCTAGTACTGAACAAACTAGCGGCCCAGTTCCAACAGAACTAAAAGGTAAAAAACTACCAGCTGGAGAATATAATAAAAAAATAACAAAAATACAAACTAATAATCCTGTAAAATACAAAAGACCTATCAACGAAGATTTTATTGCGTCTCTAAAAGAGCAAGGATTAGTTGAAGATGATATCAGAGGAATAACAACTAGTAGTGCGCAACGTGAATTTCCAAGTGCAGTGGTTGGATTAAGTAGTCCAGGCCCTGTCGACAAGCGTGGAGGTTCACCGCAAGGAAGAATAGGTATAAAAGAAAGCCAAGCAACAGTACATGTAAGTCGCTTAGGCAGTAGTAGCTTTGTCATTGATGACGGCGATGATAAACTTATAAGAGAAGGTTCGCCTGAAGATACTCCCTACAAATACCTAAACAAAGAATCTAGTGAAGCCGGCGGCGATGTGACTAGACCTGCAAACGAAATGATACGCTTTAGAACACGCACTGGTGCGCAAATAATGATTAACACCAGCGAAGATCTAATATATATTAATAATAGCAGAGGAACCGCTTGGATAGAAATGACAAGCAACGGCAAACTTGATGTTTATGCTAAAGATAGTATTAGTTTTCACACTGAAACAGATTTTAACTTTGTTGCTGATAGAGATATTAACTTTGAAGCTGGTAGAAACATTAATATGATTGTAAATGGAAGTATACATCAAAGTGCTGCTGGAAATATGGAAATAAAAGTTGGTGCCAATGGAAATATCTCAGCCGGCGCAGAAATGAACATCAAAAGTGGCGGCGCATTTAAAAACACTGCCGGAGGAAACTTTTCTATCGGAGCAGCAAATACAACAATCTCTGGAGGCGATATCAATCTTAATGGGCCAGCAGCAGAAGCAGCCGCAGATGCAGTTAAAGCAAAGTTTCCGCAACGTGTTCCGCAACACGAGCCTTGGAATGGACACGAAAACTGGAACCCAATAGAAACAGCACCTGATAAAACTGAAGCAGTTGATACAGAAAGTCAAGACGTGCATATGGACGAACGCCCTGTTCATACAGATCGAACTCTAATGAACGACTTATAAATACTACTAGGAGGGCATTATGGTAGCATTTGCAATAAACAACTCGCAGTTAGTTGATCCTATTATTAGGGAATCAATATCTCGAGGAGTACAAGGAATAAATCAGGCAATTGCTAACGCACCTTTGCCTACAGTAGCACTTGTTGGCGGTATAGCTGGCGGTATAGCCGAGGGCAATCTCGAAGGAGCACTACAAGGCGCCGCAGGCGCAGTATTTGGAACATTAGCAGGAAAACTAGCAGGAAACTCAGCAGCATTTGTTGAAAATTTAGGATTTGTTAGTCCTGCTATTCTTGCAGCCGGAAACACTCCTGAAATTGCTGCACAACGCACTGGAAATAATGCAGCCGGAGAAGAAGTAGTAGTCGATACGTATGCAGGCGGCACAAACGCAGCTAATCCAGCAGAAGTTAGAACTGAAATACAAGATACAACTACTAATGCAGTTGAATATATAGCAGATAGTTTCTTACAAGGTGTTCAAGGCGGATTAAGTAGTATAGCAGGATCTTTCCTTGGTGGGTTATTAGGAAAACTTCCTAGTGTAATGGGAGATTTGCTATCAAGTACAGGATTGTCTGGTGCATTAGGAAGTGCATTAGGTGCTATTGATGGCGCTATTGGAAATGCACTTGGAGCAGTATCGGGTGCATTAGGAGATATGGCAGGAAAACTAGCCAGCGGATTAGGAGCAGCTATTTCTGGTATTCCAGGTGTAGGTCCTGTGTTTGATCAGTTCAGTAGAGGAATAGGAGACTTTACAAAAAACCTTTCAGGAGCAGTAAACGGATTACCAACTGGCTTACAAGATATATTGTCCGGCGCTGCTGCAAACGTAGGAGCAAACTTGGTTGGAAAAATATTTAACAAACCAAATATTACTAGCAAAGCAGGTAAACAAATAGCTAAAGATATTATATTCAAAGAAAATCCAGTAGGACAACTTAATAATATGGCAAGTTTAGCCAAACAAATAGATAAAAAAACATTTAAAACAACAAATGATCCTGCATTTGCAAATATGGCAACTGCTTGTAAGCGTTGTGCTAAAAAGTTTAGAACTAAACTTGTTAAAAAGAACAACGGGTTTGGAGTAAGTGTTGAAGAAAAAGCAAAAGAAGATACAATACTAGGCATTGTAGTAGACGGACAAGTATTTAAAATAGGATCATATGACTTTGATAGAATAGTAGAGTTGAATCCTAGTAACAGGTCAACCGAACTATTAAAATTACCCGCCGAAAGTCAAGCCGCATTTAACTATATGACAGTAGGATAAATACGTTATGGCCACAAATGAAAAACCTTTATACAAAAATGTAACAGTATCAAATGACATTGATAACCCTCCTGTAGTTTCTAAACAATACAGAGGAGTTAGCACAGTAGCTAATCCTAAAGGATTTAACTTATACGATATTAGTATAATCAAACAAGATATTATAAATCATTTTCACATTCGTCAAGGCGAAAAACTTGAAAATCCAGAGTTTGGAACTATCATATGGGATATATTATTTGAACCATTTACTGATGACCTAAAACAGCTTATCATTGAAGACGTAACAGAGATAGTCAACTTT